TCGGTAAGTGCGAGACAAGTAAGTGGCAGATTGACATCAACTCAGCCTATGATAGGATAAACCAGGAGACAGCATTAGTCCATGAGGTAATAGAGGCAATTAACAGTCATGCTGGCCTAGAACTAAACCATCAAACTATATGCATCTTAGAGGCAACCATCTACAATATGATCAAACAACTGGAATCTAATGAAGATACTCAAGGGCAATGCTAGAGAGGCGTTAATGAAACTAGATGCGATAGCAGAGAGACTGGACATACTAGCCAAGAACCAAGTAATAGCAGAGAAGAACGGAAGCAAGCGCATGGGTGCAATCATTATACTATTAATACTTCTGATATTAGCTGCTCTGCTAGGTGGCCTATGAGCAAAGGCTACACTAAGGAACAAGCCAAGGAACTCCACACCTTCTGGCATGACAGCTTAGATGGCTTTATAGATGACAACTTAAGCGAGTTCAAGACTGCACCGACTCCATCATTCCATCAGACTATCTTCGATACCATAGCTGAGAAGAACAGGGTGGCCATTGCAGCACCTAGAGGACACGCAAAGAGCAGTATATGTAGTGTATTCTACCCACTCCACTGTGCATTATATCAGAAGAGGAAGACGATACGCATATACTCAGCAGCAAGTGACTTAGCAGAGGACTTCCTACGGAAGATAAAGGCCCAGATAGACACTAATCCATATATCAAGGCCAACTTCGGCAACATGAAGACCAAGAAATGGACAGAGAGTCATATAATCCTCAAGAATGGCAGTTCTATCCAGGCAAATGGGATTAATAGCCAGACTAGAGGACCAAGACCCGACCTAATCATATGTGATGACATAGAAACAGACGATAGCGTAGCATCTGAAGACCGCAGGAACAATATGCGGGAGAAAATCTATAAGGCATTGCTCAACTCGTTGACAGCAGACGGACAATTCATCTGGATAGGAACAATCATCAGTCATCTCTGTTTATTACAGGAAGCACTTGATGATCCAGCAAAGCCTTGGGCGAAACTTATCTTCAAAGCCTATATAGATGGCAAAGAAGACGATAAACACGTATTATGGCCAGAACTATACGACCACCAATGGCTACAAAGGAAGAAGGCCGAGGTAGGAAGCATCTTCTTCGCCTCAGAATACATGAATGACCCAAGTGCTAATGAGAACGCTTCAATACGCCCTCACATGATTAGAACCTGGGAGAACGTAGAAGATTTACCAGAGAACATGAATTGCGTGATAACCTTGGATCCAGCGTATTCAGAGGACAAACGTGCCGACTTCAAGGTAGCATGTCTTATAGGAACTGATGCTAAGAATGTCCGGTATCTATTAGAAATAGTGCGAACCAAGGAAAGCATCAACCAGTACATGTCAATGGTTATAAACATGTGGTTCGCTAATAAAGACCGTTGTGCTAATGTAGGAGTGCCATCTAAAGGAACAGAGAAGGGCTTCTTCAACTCATTTATAAATGAATGCGGTAGACGAAACGTTGCAGTTCCAGTATGTGAACTAGATAATGCCTTTACTGCTATAGGTGGCAGAGTTATCCGTAGAAAGACGGACAGGATAGTTGCGGCACTACAGCCTTTATTTGAGCAAGGCCGTTACGTCATTGGCAATCATATGGGATTCGTTAGAGATGAACTATTAACTATTGGCAAGTCACGCCATGATGATGTAACAGACTGCATGGCATACGCAGAACAACTATTACAGAACAATTTCGATATAGATGAGAATGTACCCAAGAGGGGCAGATACGGTGAAGTAATTAGGGATGACGATCAAAGTGAATCCCTCGGTGGCTACTGGGACGAAGACTTATACTAAGGAGATATAATGGCAGATTACGATAAAATGGAAGACAAGGAAGCTAAATCATCTAAGAACATAGTCACTACTGTCAAACAGTGGAAAGATGATAGTAAGGCTGCCTCAGAGACTTGGGCATTGCGTAGAGCTAAATGGTACAGGATGCGACAACGTGTCAAGAAAGCTAAGACTAAACCATTTATAGGATGCTCGAATGTTCGTATGCCTACACTGGACATTCAGATAAAGAAACTTAAAGCCTCACTTATTAATGCAGTCTTTGGTGTACGCCCTCTAATCTCTGCTAAACCAGCACCAAGTGGTAGTATTGATAAAGCAAAGAAGATAGAGAAACTAGTTGACCATATCTTAGTTGACCTTATGGGAATTAAGCGCAAAGCTATAGTTGCTACTGACAGGGAACTAGAAGGTGGATTCTTTATATTAAAGCCATATTGGGAAACAGAGATTATAATTAAGTCAACTGAGTTTAAAGTAGCAGACATAGCAGATGAGGAACTGGAGATACTCTACGACCCAGATACTCCGAGACAAGTAATAGAAGAATACATTGTACGGTTCCTTGAGCCAGACTTAAGCAAGAAGGTTCGTAAGGAGAATATAGCCGCTATCACTAAAGGAATTGACTTGATTCTAGGTGGCGAGGAAGTCGTTGAGTTTAAACTAAAGGATGTCATTAAAGACCAACCAAACGTCGCACTCATTGACCCAGAGCATTGCTTCGTTCCAGCCTCTACTGGCTATGACCCTCAGTCCGCTGAATACATCATACATGAGTTTTATCTTAGACCAGACCAAATCGAGGCAAGGGTAGCTAATAATGATTGGAGTTCATCTGCGGCAAGTAAGGTAAACGTCTCGGCAGAACTAGTTAGAACTAATACAGAAATATCACAAGACACAAGAGAAGGAATTGACCGTTATCAGAATTATAACCTTGTTAAAATATGGGAGTGCCATTATCGTGATGCCGGCAAAAGGATTGTTACGCTTGCTCCAGAGTTTGATGTCGTATTTAGAAACATTGCCTTACCATTTTATAGCAACAAGTTTCCATTTGTTAAATTATACTACGAACTGACGAGTGATAGTTGGTATGCACATAGAGGTATTCCTGAGCTAGAAGAAGATATTGTAAAGGAAATCGATACTCAGCATATGCAACGTATTGATTCACAGACTATGCGGAACAGTCCTATGTTCTTATACCGTGCAGGGCAGATGAAAGGCAAGAGTAAACAGTTTGCCTTTGGTAGAGGAATCCCTGTCAGTGGTATGCAAGACCTGAAAGACATTGTTGCACCATTCAATGCCACGAACACTAATGCAGAGTACAGCTACAAGGACGAGCAACAGGTCTTAGAAGGAAAAGCCGCAGAACTTACTGGCATACAGGACTTCAACCTCCAATCACAGATTAATAAACGTCAGCCTCGTACTGGCGAAGAAGTACAACAGCACTCAATGTCAGCACAGCTTACTTTCTCATTAGATGCAGACATGCACAGAGAATGTTGGGGCGAACTATTTAACTGGGTATGGGAATTGTGGGTTCAGTATGGCCCAGACGAGTATGAGTTTAATTACTTCGGGCAAGATGCCGTCCAGCCGCAACAGCAAGAAGGACAACCTGCCAAACAGCAAGAACCCGAGACTGTTAAAATCACTAAAGAAGATATACAGAATAAGTATACCATTACAGTACGAGCCAATGATAACAACACTAATCCTAGAGAGAAACAGGAGAAGGCTCGTTACATATTACAGGACACGTATATGGCAGTGCAATCTGGGTTCGCTGGTCCACAGAATGTTCTAGCTGCACGTAAAAGAGCTATGCAAGAGATGGGCATTGATAACTGGGAAGAGTTCATCTTATTTGAACCAAAGAAGCCAACACCTCCAGTGCAACCTATTATTGTGCAGATGGAAGATTTAACAAACCAAGAACGAGCGCAGGTATTAATGAACATTGGCATTAATCCAGATATGCAGGGAAGACAGAAGCAATCTAGTTCTGAGAGTAAAGACAGAGAGATAGATAACGCTACTAAATTATTGAAAGAAATAGATAAATAGAAAGGTCAACCCCATGACTAAAGAAGAGATGAGTGGCAGGATAGCTGAGTTATCAACTCTAGTAAATGAGATAGAGGGAACTCGCGCCTGGCAAATAGCAATGAATGAAATTAGTTCTTTGATAGATGAATTAGACGGATCATGGCAGAATGTAGATGAAGATAAGTTCTACAAGATGCAAGTAACAAAACGAAGTTTTCAATCCGTATTGTATCTAGTTGATACTTGGAAAGCTGAGTTAGAGGAATTACAAGAAACTCTAGCTGCGGTAGAGAATCCAGATATAGTACAGAATGGTGACTTTGATAACGAGTAACAAAAAGGAGAATTTATGCCAATAGACGTAACGCAGGTATCGTCCCCTGAACCAGTAGTAGAAGAAGTCAGTAGTGAAGTAGTTGCGCCCACTGAGCAACAAGAGCAAGTAGTAGTAAGTGAGGAAATCTCAACAACTCCTCCCTCTTCTGGCGAGGGTGAATTGCCAGTATCAGAAGTTGATGAGAAGGGTGTTCCATACGAGAACAGATACAGAGAAGCACAGAGAAAACTCGTAGACAAGGAAGACCGCCTTGCTAAGATGGAAGAAACATTAACTAATATTCAAAAGTCTGTAACACAGCCTGATGAACAGAAGTTTACGTATGAGCAGTTAGAAACGTGGGAGAAGCAGAACCCAGAGGATGCAAAACAGTATGGTGATTGGATAGCTACTCAGAAAAAGGAAGCTATCGAACGAGATGTAATGGAGAAAGTTACGACCAAGTTGCAAGTTCAGCAGAACATGCAACAGGAATCTGTCATTAGGCAACAGTCTTTTCACACTGTCGCACAGCAGTTCCCTGAAGCATTTGCTAAAGATGCTAATGGTCGGTTAGTTGATTGGGATGTCAAGAGTCCATTAACGCAACGTATTATTTATTACATGGAGAGTGGTGCTAAAGAGAGAGCAGACGGATTAGTGTATGCAGCGAAACTTGCTGCCTATGATATATCTCAAGGCTCTGCAACACAGAATCAGCAAACCATACAATCGCAACAAGCAACCATTGGAGATTTGCAACGCAAGACCGCAATAGAAGGCGGTGGTGTTTCCCACTCGACTGATACTCATGCAACTGCTGTTTCACTGGCAGCACAGACTGGGAATGAACTTGATGCTCAGAAGGCTCTTAAGTCAATGTTACTTAGAAGGGGTCATCTAGCAGAATGAGGAGAAGGATATGTCAACAGTAGGATATTCATACGAAGATAATGCGTTAAAAGAAGATTTACTTAACGTTCTTACAAATCTTACACCGAC